TTATAAATATAATATTATACTATAAGTAGGTGATTAATATACATATTGGAATTATTGATGCTGATTTAATTGGTAGACCAAAACATAGATTTCCAAATCTTGCATGTATGAAAATTAGCGGATATATGAAATCGCAAAAATATGACGTAAAATTAATTACTGATTACGAAGAAATAAAAAATAATAATTTTGACAAAATTTATATATCAAAAGTATTTACCGATACAAATGTTCCAGATTGGATATTGCAACTACCTAATACTGAGTATGGAGGCACAGGTTTCTTTTATGATAAAGCAAGGCCACTTCCTGATTATATAGAACACCATAAACCAGATTATCATTTATATGATGAATGGGTAAAAAATCAATTAAAAAGTGGGCGAGGTAAACCGTTAGATTATAAATATTATACTGATTATTCAATAGGATTTACAACTAGAGGTTGTTTTCGTAAATGTGAATTTTGCGTAAATAAAAATTATAATAAAGTAGTATTACATAGTCCTATAGATGAATTTCTTGATGAAGACAGAAAATATATATGTTTGTTGGATGATAATATATTAGGTTTTAGTCAATGGAAATTAATATTAGAATCATTACAAAAAACAGGTAAAAGATTTGAATTTAAACAAGGAATGGATATAAGATTAATGACAGATGAAAAAGCTAGAATGTTAGTTGAAAGTAAATACATAGGCGATTACATATTTGCATTTGATAATATTGCTGACAAAGATTTGATTGAAGAAAAATTAAAACTTTGGAAAAGATATTGTACTACAACTGCTCAGACAACAAAGTTATATGTATTTTGTGGATTTGATAGAAACGATAAATGGGATTATGATTTTTGGGTACAAGATATAAAAGATACATTTGAGAGAATTAAGATACTTATGAAGTATGGATGCTTACCTTACATAATGAGATTTGAACGTTATAAAGAAAGTCCATATGCTGGTACGTATATAAATTTAGCAAGATGGTGTAATCAACCTAATTTCTTTAAGAAAACAAGCTACAGAAAATATTGTGAAATGAATCAAGAACGCACAAAAAACAGTATATGTTCTGCTATGAGATACCTAAATGAATTTGAATTAAAACATCTAGATATAGCAAAAGAATATTTTGACCTAAAGTTTGAAGATTTAAATATGTATAATAATATAAAATAGGAGGTATTATGAGTAGTACAAACAGAAGTAAAGCAAGAGATTTACATATAGCAGATTATTATGTTACACCAATTCCTGTTATTGAGCGAAAAAACTTGGTTTGTTACTCGTTCAGACATGGAGCGTCTGTACGGGAAAGAGCCGGAAATTATATCTATAAAGAAGTTTATTTCGATCGGCTCAAGGATCATGAGTCTTGGTTAAAATCTTGGTTAAATCTTGGTTAAATGCTTTACTTTTTAACCAAGATCCAATTCGATTTTTGTTGATTTGTTAATATTATAATGAAATATGAAATAAATATTAATATAAAATTATACATAATAAAGGAGAGATTATATGACAAAACTAACTAATACATGGATTCATGGAGATTGTATGAAAGAATTACCGAAAATACAACCCGAAAGCGTAGACTTAATTATTACATCACCACCATATCACAATCTTAGAGTTTATTCAAATGACCCTGCTGACCTTTCAAATTGCGAATCTTATGAAGAATATTATTATCTTCTTAGTTTAGTAATTGAAGAATGTTATAGAGTATTAAAACCAGGTGGTAAATTTATAATCCAATTCGAAGATTATAATTATACTATTGGTAGAGATGGTAAGCGTGGCAAAGAATGTATAGTAGGTGGAATTAATCAAATGTTTTTAGACAAAGGGTTTACTTTGTGGACAGAAGCGATATGGGAGAAATACACAGCACAAAGAGCTATGCTTGCCGATGGTGCTTTGTGGTATAGAAACTTAAAAGACAAAGATACACAATTAGCTGCAAATTGGGGGTATGTATATGTTTACCGTAAAGCAGGAGAAACAGAAAAAGCGATTGGGGCAGACATTACATTAGAAGAATGGGCAGAATGGGCAAGCGGTGTATGGAAAATACCTAATAGTGGCATAGGACATACAACGCCATTCGCCGAAGAATTAGTTAAGCGTTGTATTAAACTTTGGAGTTATCCAGGTGATACAGTGTTAGACCCATTTGCAGGTGCAGGTACAGTGAACTACGTTGCTATAAAAAACAATAGAAATGCGATAGATATAGAATTAAGAGAAGATTTTTATAATCTTGCCATAGAAAAAAGATTTAGTAAATTTACAGATGAAGATTATATACTTAAAGATTCTGTGCAACAAATGACTGAAAGATTTATTAAAGAAAAAGAAATTGCAGAGGCAGGGAAGGAAGCGAAAGCAAAAGAAGTTGAAGAAAAGAAACAATTAACTGCAAAGAAAAAATCTTTACAAGAAGAAATTAAACTACTTGAAGCACAATTAATTGAATTAGGAATGAAAAAATCAGAAATTAAAAAACTGAAGGATGGGATTACCATTGATACAAGTAGCAGTTCCGAAAGATAAGATTACATATATTCGTACAATAGAAGGTAGAAGATTTAAAGACGGTTTCTGGTATTTTCCAGAATCGTCTTTAGACAAACTAAAACAATTAGGTTTAGTAAGTGGAGAATATAAAACAAAAGAAAAAGAATACAAGCAATTTGACTTATCTTCATACTTATATAAATATCAAAAAGAAATAATAAATACAGCATTAAATGAAGGTTGTTATGCTATATTTGCCGATACGGGTACGGGAAAGACACCGATGGGGCTTGAAATAGCAAAGCATTATAATAAAACTTTAGTTGTATGTCCTTTATCTATAATAGAAAGTGCATGGATTGAAGATTGTAATAAATTTTATCCAAATAAAAAGATAGTATCTCTATGGCACAATAGCAAAAACAAGCGAATTGAAGCACTAAACGAAGATGCAGATATATATGTTATTAATTATGAAGGTTTAAAAATCATTTACAATGAAATACTAAAGAAAAATTTCGACTGTATTATAGTTGATGAAAGCAGTAAAATGAAAAACCATACATCACAAATAAGCCAAACATTACTACAATTAAGCGAACATATACCACATAGATACATATTAAGTGGCTGTCCTGCACCTAATCACAATAGTGAAATTTTTGCACAAATGAAATTTATTAATCCAGAAATATTTGGTAATAATTACTATGGATTTTTAGCAAGATACTTTACTCAAGATATGGCTAATCCACACAGATGGTATCAAACACAAGAAAACAAAGATATGTTTTTTAATAGATTATCTTTACAAAGTAAATTTTTAAAGAAAGAAGATTGTGTTGACTTACCAGACAAGGTATTTGAAATTAGAAAATTTACTTTAGGAAAAGAACAAAATAAATACTATCAAAATATTTTACAAGATATAAAAGATAATATTAACCAATGGAGTAAGTTTGAATTTACAGCCAAATTGATGAAATTAAGAGAAGTAATATCAGGATTTATCATTAATAAAGATGAATCCATTACTGAATTTGAAACAGAAAAAGATAATGAATTAGAAGTAGTATTAGAAGAAATAGGGAATAAACCTGTTATAGTATGGTGTCAATTTATATATGAGATAGAAAAGCTTGCTAAAAAGTTTAATGGAGTAGCGTTACATTCGCAGATTAAGAATAGAGAACAAATTATAGAAGATTTTAAAAACAATAAAATAAAATTATTATTTACGCACCCTAAACTTGTAGGACATGGTTTAACGTTTACGAATTGCAATTATAATGTTTATTATTCACTTAGTTTTAGTTATGAAGAATTTAAACAAAGTCAAGACAGAATACACAGAATAGGACAAACAAATAAATGTACATATATTATATTACAAGGCAAAAATACAATAGATGAATTTATATATAAATGCTTACAGAATAAAAAGAATATAGTGGATGAATTATATTTAAGTTTATCTACTTGACAAAATATAAATATAATATTATAATAAATTTAGATAAAAGAGAAACAATTAAATTAGGGAGTTGAAAGATATTTGACAAGGGAAGAAAAATATTGGCTACCATCTTGTCAATCTTGTAATAGTAAGAAAAACAGAAAAACAATAAATGAATTTTTAAAATGTAATGATAATAATGGATTTAATTATAAAAGATATCATAAAATTTATCTATGGATAAGATATGATTGTAAAAAGTATAAAAAACAAAAGTGTAAAAATACAACAAAATAACAATATAAAATATCTCAAAAGACTTATATTTTTAAATAAAAATAAATATAAAAAATAATAAAAGAATGGAGGTTGTTTATGATTAAATGTTGGGCTATCTATAAATATACTAATGAATTAAGCGGATATAAAGCTAAATCATTTGTTGGTGAAACATATGATGATATAGAAAGAAAAGTAAAAGCATGGTATGTAAGGCTAAAGAATATTGAGTTAATTGATGTTGCTGATGCTATTTACTATGACGGAAATGAAGATGATGAAGATTTGGATGATTATTAATTTAAAATCAAAGAAAGATTTGATTGAAAGGATGACATGTATATGTATTTAAAATTAAGTAATTTATTAGAATCTTTGGCTTTTAGGTTTAAACAAAAATCATTATACTTTGAGTTGAAGCATTACTTAAAAAACAACGAATCATATTTAAAGAAAACTCATTACTGGGAAAGAGCTATTGGCAAAACATATACACTAGTTAAATTAGCACATAAGTTTAAATGTCCCATTATTGTACCTTCTCAAACAACTGGTCTGCACATTCTTTGTATGTGCAGAGACTTAAATATTAATAATATTCAAATAATTTACCCCAATGAATCAATTAGAGGTAAAAAATATGATAAAATCTTGTGTGAAGAAGGCGTGGATATAGAATTCATTAATAGAAAATTAAAATGTAAATGTGTTGTTGGGTTTGTTAATGTAGATGATTTATATTATAAAAATAATTTTTCACAAGAATATGATTGTACTTGGATAAAAAAGGAGGATGTATATGAATATTAAAGTTGTTGATGAATCTAAACCTGATGTTTTTGAAGAAAAAGTTAATGAGTTGTTAAAAATGGGCTATAAAATATCTTCAACGTCTTGTGGATTTGTTAATAGTGCTTATGATTTTTGCTCTGTATATCAAGCTATTTTAATTAAGGAATAAGAAAACAGGAGGAATGTATGGATATATTAAAAAAATTGCCACACTATATGAAATATATAATCAATACTTATCCGGATGGTTGTGCTGCTTACAATTGGATTCAATGTTGCTATAATGAAATTTTAGCAGATAAAAGGCTTCCAAAAGAGTATGAAGTAGAAGATATATTAGAAGATTGCTTAAAAGAATTTCATTATGAAGATTTAGGATTATGTGGATGCGGATGCCCAGAAGAAACTTATGAAGTTATCAGAAAAATTCTTAATATACAATCTTCTAATGCAAAATGGGAAATAAAACAACAACAATTCTCAGAACTTTGTAATGCAGATATGGATAATGCAAATTATAGTGGGTTAATTCAATTTGTATTGTATGTTTTAGATGATAAAGGTTTTCTCAAACATGGAAGTAGTATTAGTAGTGCATGGTTAACTGAAAAGGGTAAAATTTATCTTGATTTGTTGAATATGTGGAAAGAAATTAAAGGTAAACAATAGGAGGATATATATGAATAATAAATTCAAAAACGGAGTATCCAATCTGTTATTTAAATTTAATAATGGCAAATATGAAAAAATAGATGATAAAAGTTATTTTATATATCATGACGACATTATGAAAGAATTTGTATTTAATTATCGTCATACAGTGCCAGATGATGAAATTGCAGTATTTTTATATAAAATATTTCTTACAAAACCAGAAGAATTTAAAGAATTAGTCAATAAAGGCAGAGATATACTTTTAGAATATTTTAATGAACAAGAAAACTATAAACAATGGTTACTTGGAAAAGAAAATGAAAACGAATATTATAAAAGTTTTATGAAGTAATTATACAAAGGTTTTAATTCAACACCTGTAGTTAAGCCTATAAACAATATGAATTAAGAGCAATTTATCAAGAAGAGCAAAACAATAAACCATTAGATAATAAAGTTGCAGGAGTAGATTTAGGAGAAATACATTTAGCAGTAGCATATGATGGTAATACAAGTTATATTATCAATGGGAGGTTATTAAGGTCAAAGAGACAATATCAAAATAAGTTAAAAGCAAAATTATCAAGCATGTTAGATAAAAAGAAGAAAGGTTCAAAAAGATGGAAAAAGATATTAAAATCTAAACAAAAACAACTAATTAAAATACAGAATCAAATAAATGATATTTTGCACAAACAAACAACTAAATTAGTCTCAACACTATATAAATCGGGTGTTCAGACAGTTGTAATTGGTGATGTGCGAAATATAAGGCAAAATATAGATTATGGCACAACTGCTAATCAAAGATTGCATCAATGGGTTTTTGGTAAAGTAAGACAAATGATACAATACAAAGCAGAAAGATTAGGTATGAAAGTAGTATTGCAAGATGAAAAATATACATCACAAACTTGTCCTATGTGTAATAATAAGCACAAACCAAATAATAGGAATTATATATGCAAATGTGGATTTAAGTATCATAGAGATGCAGTTGGAGCTATAAATATACGCAAAAAGTATCTTGGTGAAAACCAAGTAGTTGGGCTTATGGCGTCCCCCATTGGTATTCGGTATGAACCGAATATGCAATGTAGCCTGTAGCAATACAGGAAAGAATCTGCCGACTTTAGTCGTGCAGAGTACGTCAAGATGGTAGAAAATTTTATTTAGAATATTAATATATTTTAATTTTTACTCATTTTCATTGAAATTTCAATGATATTGTGCAAATTTTAAAGAAAGGAGACGATTTATACGAAAACATTTTTAATTCAAACTGTTAATAAGATGATAGTACACGATTTTTCATTTACACTTATTGAAGCAATTAGATATCATAATTGGCTTTATGATGATGCTATATACAATTATGTATTATCTGAAACAACAGATAGACCAAAAATTAATCCAACACAATATTATCCTTTGGAAAATGTAATTCCTATTGGTACGGTAGAATTTGTATTAGAGTATCTTAAAAAGTATTATAATATCGACAATGTAAAACCATTAAACATTCCACCAGTGTTAATGAAACCAGAATATCTAAAAAGACATGTAGAATATATGTTTTTTGATGCCGACAATTATATATATGCCGAAGATAAGCCAGTATTTGTAAAAAGTGCAGATAAAATTAAGGGCTATACAGATATTATATATAGGAATCAAAAACTACCTAAAGGATTATACCTAATATCAGAAGAAGTTAATATAGATTCAGAATGGCGAGCATTTGTTTACAATAATGAATTAGTGGGACTACAAAATTATTTAGGAAATTTTACATTGTTTCCTGATGTTGCATTAATTAAACAAATGATACAAGATTATAAATCAGCACCAAAAGCATATACGCTTGATGTTGGCATTAATGAAAAAGGTACATTTATAATAGAGTGCCATGTCTTCTTTAGTTGTGGGCTATATGGCTTTGCAGATTACAAATTATTACCTTTGATGTTTATATCGGCTTGGAATAAATTAGTGAATAAAACAACAATTTGAATTGAATTTAATATAAAAGGATTGGTAAATTTATTATGGAATTTCTTAGTCAAAAACTATATCACAATCAAATTATAAAAGAACAATACAAAAATGGGAAAGAATTATACATTATAACTATGAACGATAGTAACAAATATGTGCTTTGGCACAACAACAAACAAATAGCAGTATCTAAAAATGTAAATGAACTACATAAAAAAATAAAGAATTATTGAAAGGATGATTATATGGAAATTGAAAGCACACAAGTATTTGGTTTTGAAGCTGCTATACGTGCAATGAGAAACCCCTTAAATTCACATGTTAAAAGTGATAGTAAATTTGAACAATATGATGACCCGCTTTATTGGGCTAAAAACAATGCTAACGAAGAAAGATTTATATTAGGAGAAAAAGATGCAGAATTGTCACAAAAACTAACTAAAGCAGGGACAGAACATTGTAAACACTTGCGGTTTATTACCGTATGGTGTGATATTACTGCTCCCCGTTTTTGGTGGCAGGAAATGGACACGTATAGACATGTAGAAAAAATTTCAGAATCAACAATGCATACTCTAATGAAAAAACATATATCAGAACAAGACTTTGAAAAAGACAATGTTCCTGCTACATTAATTGAAAAAATAAATACATATATTGACTTATATCAGCAAACCGATGATGTAGAAGAAAAACACAATTATCTTATAGCATGTAAAAATGTATTGCCTGAAGGTTTTTTGCAGAAACGTACAGTATGTACAAATTACCAAACGTTGTTAAATATGTATAAGCAGAGACAACAACATAAACTTCCATCATGGCAGTATTTCTGTAATTGGATTTTAAATTTAACTTATTTTAAAGAGTTGACAGGGGTTGAAAATGGAAATAAATAAAATATTTAAGTCAAATAATAGCGGTTATTTTAAAGTATTAAAAAGGATGGAAATTTGAATATTTAGACTAAAAGGAGGTGTAATATGTTAACTTTATTATCATGGATAGCAACAATAGGAAGTATATTAGGAAACATTGGTGTAATCAAGAAAAAACTATGGGGAATGAAAATTTGGACTTTTGCAACTGCTGTATGGATAATTTATGCCTTAATAACTCACAACAAAGCACAATTAATTATGTTTTGTTTTTATGAAGTTTTAAACTTGTATGGCTGGTATAAATGGAAATATAAAAAATATTAATATAAAATTGAAAGGAGTTACATATGAAGATTATTACCATATCTGCCAAAGCTCAACATGGCAAAGATTTAACTGCTGCTATATTAAAAGAAAAACTTGAACAACAAAGTAAAAAAGTATTAATAGTACATTATGCTGATTATTTGAAATTTATATGCAAAGAGTATTTTGGATGGAATGGTGTAAAAGATGAAAAAGGCAGGTCATTACTTCAAAAAATAGGCGCAGATAAAATACGGAAAATAGACCTTGATTTTCATGTAAGTATTATTGCAAAATTAATTAATGTATTTGCTAATGATTTTGACTATTTTTTAATTCCAGATACACGCTTCGTTAATGAAATTGAATATCTAAAAAATAATAAATTCAACGTTATAAGCCTACACGTTGAAAGATTAAATTTTGAAAATAATCTTACGTCAGAACAAAAACTTCATCCTTCTGAAACTGCCTTAGATAATTATGAATTTGATTATTATATAAAAGTCGAATCGGGCAGAGAAATACTTGAAGCAGAAGTAGATAAATTCATCAAATTTTTAAACGGAGGTCGTTGATGTTTATATATACTATAGGTAGTCTTACATATTATTATCGCACAAAGCAGCCAGAAAAAGGGCATATATGGAGAGAAATGCTAAAACAATGGGCTTCTGATAATGGTGTTAAAGTTTTTGATCCTGCTTCTACTTACGCTAAAGAAATCAATCATTCTTATAATCCTAAACTGTGCGTAGAACAAAACAATTATTATATAGATAAGTGTGATATAGCAGTAGTTAATATGGATTGCCTTGAAGAAAGTCCTGGGAGTATATATGAATTAGTTAGATTTAAAGAATTAGGAAAACCAGTAATAGCATTTGGAAAAAGTAAATGGTATTGGAGTCCACATATACAATATTGCATATCTCACCAATGCGAAACTTTAGAAGAAGTAATTGAATTGCTATCGAATATGTTTAGTCAAGGAAATTTTTAATTAGGGAGGAAGTGGGCAAACTGCCTTTCTAATTTTATTATACTATTATATTATTATTTTGTCAATTATTATCGTGCCACTTGCTCATGACTAAAGTCACGAGTGTGCGTGGCACATTTTAATCAAACATACATCCATTTGATACAAGAACAAAAAGATAGTGCTATAGATTTACTTGATGAAGAATAAAGGAAGGGAATATCCCTTCCTTTATTTATTTAATTATGAACTTTTGTAACTAAAATTAGGATTTCCGGCTAAGTTATTTTTAAATTTAACCCCGAAACAATTAACTGACGCAAAATATCTTTCCTATTATCTGTTAATTCAATTCCAAACGCCAAGCATTTGTCTACAGCATAATTATACGCTTCATCTACCATATAATTAGGATTATCCATAATTGCTAATATGTATTCTATACTGTCATTAACAATATCTGCAATCATTAAAATTTGCTTTTCTTTCTTTAGATTTAATTCATCAACAACTTTGCTAGTTAAATTAAAAGTTTTCGCAACAAATGAAACTACTTCTTTTGTAAGTATTTTTTTATCAATTAAAATTTTAATCACAATTGAAAACAGCACAACAAATATAGCAGTTCCAATTACATATAAAACAGTATAATCCATAGTCTAACCCTCCTTTATAATATCCGAAATTCTATTGATTTTACCTTGCAGTTTTACATTTTCAGCAAGTAATTCTTCACATTTTTTCTTATAGTCAATTTCTTCATAATATCACCTCACTTATTGAGCAGCGAACCCCATGTTTTTTCTCCAACAATACCATCAACCACTAAACCATTTTGCTTTTGAAACTCTTTGACTGCTTTTTCTGTAGCAGCACCAAAACTTCCAAATCTATTAAAACAATCTTGTATTTTTTCTAATGGTTGTTTTGCCATAACCAAATCTATTTTCTTTATGCTAGACAAAGGAATTTTAACTACAGTTATGTATTTTTTGGGATTTAAT